ATCCGTCCCAGATTGCCCGGCAATATTCAACCATTGCCAGTTTTGCCGCCCTCGGCACACTGGCTGCTGTTGCCCCGTATCCCGCCACCATTGTGACCTCGACCTTATTCGGCCTGTAAAGGCTGGTGTTGGGCCACTGCTTTGCTTCCTTCAGCCTGATTTCTGGTGGTGTGCTTGTCAGGTTCGCGTAGTAATCCGCCGCCGCAAACGTCTGCAACACGTCGTCCCGGTCATAGTATTTCACGTGCGTGATGCTCTGAATGGGCGCAAGACGGATATCCAAAGGCCCCAGCAGGCTGCTGAAGTCCTCCTGGTACATGACTACGGTTTGCGTGATCAACTTGCGGTACGTGTCGGCCTCAACCTGCAAACGTGCCGCCTTCAGCATGTCGCTGACTTCGTCGTCAAAATCGCAGCCCGAAACCCGCAACCGTGTCTTCATTTCTTCCAGCGTGATCGGTTCGACTGCCGGTCCGCTGGTGGTAATGAATGTTGGGGTGCTGGGCATTTTGTCGGCTCCTGTGCTGCAACTGCGAAACCTTGTCTGATCAACTCCAGTTCAACGCCATGCCCCGGAGAACACACCACACCCACCGGGAACGCTCGCCACGGTCTCACGATCTTGATCATTTTAAACCGTTCTCCTTCCGCCACTCGTGCAGGTATACGTGCTTCGGCTGCAGGTTCGCGTCAAACATGGCGCACATCTCTTCAAGGTGTCCAATGCTGCAGGATGGAGCAACGTGAATGCTGTTGCCAGCCTGCCTCCATACGTGCCAAAAATAGATGTCATCGTCCAGCCTGTCGTCATCCCAGTCACCGCCTGCGCCAGGCTCTGATTTGAACCACGGCTTCGGCAATGTCTTCAGCTTGTCGACTCGAAACAACGTCAGCCCGAAATGGGCTGTTGTCACCCTGATCGGCTTGCCGTCAATCTGCACCGTATCCCCGGTCTGATGTTGCCCTGTTGTCAGCAGCGGAAACGGCGAACCCCTTCGGCACTGCAGCGCGGCCAGTGCGTCAATCTCCGGATGTTGTGCGAACACATCCATCAGGTGCCGCACATGCTCCGAAGTAAACAGGCTGTCGCTGTCGATGCTCAGAATCCAGTCCAGTCCTTTGTCCAGTGCATCCTGAAACATTCGCTGCATGCACTGACCCCAGAAGACACCCTGCGAACAGTGCAGGTTGATTCCCAGAGTCTTCAACGCCCCGTCAATCACATTCCGTGCCGCCACTGCCTCATATCGCGGATGCGTGCAGTAGGCTCCGACCTTAACCGTTGCCGTTCGTCGTGGTGCCGCTGGTGCCTCTGCCTGTGGCTTTGTTGCCAGTCGATTCAGGCTCACTGGATGGCAACTGGTGTCGTTGTCCATGCTATGCCATTCCGCGATGTCCTTAAATCCTGTGTGCTCCAGCAGGGCCTCCAGCCGCTCCACATCGTACGCGCTGCGGTGGATGTCGTGTTCGTCCGTTTGCCCTCCCATCAAGTAGAACAAATGCTTACCGTCATTCGCCGCCAAGCATTTCCGCACGTCGGGCACTGCCACCCGAATCATACCGCCAGGCTTCAGCACTCTGAACCAATCCCGCAGGGCCTCACTGGCTTCGCGGAACGTCAGATGCTCCAGCACATGTGACGCCCTGACCTCCTCAACACTCCCATCAGGAAACGGCAGCGGGTAACACGGCTGACCGGCTTTGATGTCGCGGTTGTCGTATCCTGCCAGTTTACTGTCACCACAGCCCACGTTGATTTTCATATACCCTCCGGAGAATTGAGGAAACGGCAGGCAGCCACCACACTGCCTGCCGCCCCCGTGCACATCAGACAAACACAACCTGATCAGCAACGCCCGTGGTTCCGTTCGGCGCGTCCTGCAGGTCGCTCAGAGTCGCAACGGCTGCCACCGTCACGTTGTCGTTCGTGGCAGTTGCAGTGCTCACGGCGATTCGCAGATATCGCTTCCGGCCTCGCAGGTCAACACCGTAGTGCAGTTCACGGGCTGCCGTCAGATCCACAGCGGACTGCGTATCGAGGGTGACAAAGTTGCTCACAACCGTGTCATCGGATTCGCTCAGAACCAGCGTCGGCCCAACCGCATTCGTGTTCAGCTCGGACGCGAACGCTACGCGGATTGTCGCGTAGTTTGCGCCCTTCACGTCCAGATTCGCGGTTGTGGTCGCGCTGTTGGTCATCGACCTCGGACTAATCAGCAGAGAATCATTTACCAATCGTTCGGCAATCATTATTCAAACCCCTTCGGGAGAGTGTGCAGAAGTTGCCCGGCGAACAACCGCCGGGCAATCGGTCATCAGATCAATCAGCTACCCAGCGTTTCAAGGCCGACAATCGGCCCTGCGGCACTGTTGCTGCCGTAGTCGTGCACCACGATGTCAAACCGCTCGGTACCACGCACGCCGATCTGGTCGCGTTCCCACATGCTCTGTCCGCCAACCGTGGCCTCGGTCGAGAATGCGATTTCTTCCTGACCACGGGCACCAAACATTGCCGCCAAATTGAACGCACCGAACAGCACTGGAATCTGGCTGTTTGCTTCGGTGCTCGGGAACACCTGCGACGTGTAGACCGGGTAGCCGAGGAACGTGTTGCGACGGATGCCGCCAACGATCTCAGACGCCAGAACACCGCCAGCCGCATACGCCAGCTTCTGCATGACACTGTGCTCGAATGTCTTGTGACACACCCAGCCAGCTCCCGGAACGTCTGCGTAGTTCGGCAGGCTTCCGACCACCTTGTTAAAGTCGCTCAGCGTCAGCTCTGACCACAGATTGCCCGTGCCTGCAATCAGGCCAGGGGCAGTGCCTGCCGTCAGCTCATCCATCCGAGTGCGTGCGCCAACCATTCCGCCGTAGGTGCTGGTGCCTGTACCGTTGAACGCACAGTCATCTTCCTTGTAGGCGAATGCGTAGGCGATTTCACCGATCAGCCGATCGGCCAGCCCGAGAACATTGTCCATGTTCAGTTCGTTCGACATGCGGGCAATCACGGCCAGCTTCTTCGCCACCAGAGTCACGTTATCAAACCGCATGTTTGATTCAGTAATTGCGGCATTTTCAGCGGTGAAGTATGCCGTCAATCCGCTCAACTGTCGCGGTTCGGTGCGGGTGTCGCTCGACATGTTCACGACATTGAACAACTGGCGGGCCACCCCGTAGCGTTCCCGCAGCAGAATCAGGTCGGTGCCGAACTCATCCGGAACCAGAACATGTGCGCCGGTCGTGTCGGCTCCGCCTTCGCCGTGTGCTGCATTCATCAGCCCATTATCGCGGCAGTATGCGACTGCTGCGGCGTTCTGGTACGGGATGCTGCCGGTCTGGCTCAGCTGCGCCAGTGCCCACATACCGAATCGGTACGCACGGACTTCAGCGGGCACGTCGGATGAATCGGCGCGGAAATTCTTCAACTGAACACGGCGCACGTTTCGCGGGATGCTGAACTGCTTCGCCACATCGTGACCGGCATGAACGCCGAACGCCAGACCGCCCACGTTTGCGATGGCTCGTGCGGTCATGTTGTCGGGGGCATTGCGAAGGCTGGTCAGCTTGTTCCGCATGTCCTGCACGGCTGCCTGTGCCTTGACGGCTGCGTCAATGTCGCCCTGCAGCTTCTCGGCTGCGGCCAGCAACTCTCCGGCCTGCGTCTGTGCCTCTGCGCTCATGGTCTGCGTGTCGTCGGTCGGCAGCAGTTTTTCGGCTGCTGCAATCTTCTCAGCTCGTTCGGCCTGCAGGGCCTGAATACTCTTTGACATGGTTGACTCCTGTTTGTGCCAGAGTCAACGCAAAGGCGTCAACCGCTGGCGGATTCGGGGGGTTCGAATACGCTAACGATTGACGCCTGCAATTTTGCAACTCAATCACTGGTCAGGACTCGCCACGTTTACGGGCTGCAATCCTGACGCCCTTTATTGTTACATGGTCTCCGGCAGTTTGTCAACCGCTTTTGGCTCGCAGCAGTCGCGCACGGGCTGCCAGTTCGCCGCTTCGGTCGTTCTTCGCTGCGGTCTTGCTCGCCTTTTTGCCGATCGGCAAGACCTCGTCAACAAAACCCATCTCTAACGCCTCCGCCGCTGTGTACCGTGTGCCGTCACCGTTGGTGCCCAGCAGCGCGGCAGCCAGCACTTCTTCAGACTTGCCGGTCTTTGCCGCATACGTTGCCACCGCAGCCGCGTTGAATGCCCGCAGCCACTCAATCGTTTCCTGCAGGTCCGCAATGTGACCCACAGCCCCGGCCAGTCCCTCGTGAATGTGATAGACCGCGTTCGCCTGCATCTGCACGCGATCCGCGCCCAGCACCGCCAATGATGCCGCTGAGGCTGCTACGGACTCAATCACACCGACTGTTGGCCCCTTGTGGTCCGCCAATGCGTTGTAGATGGCCAGCCCATCGAAGGCCAGACCGCCAAACGAATTCACGCGCATTGTCACAGGTGCGTTTCGGTCTGCGCTCAGGATTCGAGCGATGCTTCCCGCGTCGGTCTGCGTGTATTCATCGCCAACCACGCCATAAAGAAACACCTCGATTCCGTCCTCGTTTTTGGCATAAAAAACGCGGAAATCGTCGGTTTTTGCACTGTTTTTGATGCTTTTTGGCGTAAACAGCTCGATTTTTTGCCTCATTTCATGCCCTTTCAGTCATTATCTCGGGATTCCATTTGTGCACGCACTTTTTCCGACCACGTTCTCCCCGGATCTCCGCCCCACAACGCCCACGCGATTCGCCCATTCGACGGATAGCCTTCCTCGCCTTGGCGGAACCCTTCGCCCTCTTTGTCCACCTCGTGACGGGCAAACCATGCGGTCATTTCTACAATCACCTCCGGGCTGATGTTTTCGCCGTTGCTTAAATCTCGCCCCCTGGCAATACCAACATCAGTGGCACCCCGCCCGTATTCGTCGCGCCAGTCCAAACCCCGCTGCGCCTCGTCACGCACCGCCTGCGGGGGGCTGAAGTCAATTCCGTCGTATTTCTTGGGTGCCGCCTTTACGCCCACGGCCCGCAGGATCTCCGCCGCCAGTGCCTGCGCCCGGTTATGCCATCCCGTCACCATGTCGGCTACATGCGCCTTCAGTGTCTCTGCTGTTGCGTGTCCGGCCACCTCAATCAGATCTC